TTATATATATAAACTTTTGTACATACGAACTATATGCTATAAAGTTTTGATGGCAGAAGTAGAACAGTTCAAGCGTATAGTTAATTATGATAATATGAATCCTGCAGAGTTAGAAACTCTGAAGAAAAAATTATTATTAAGACAGAAAACATTTCAATTAAAGAACCTAGCTCAACAAAATTTTTTAAAATTTGTGAAACAAGTTTGGCCAGAGTTTGTAGAGGGGCCCCATCACATAAAAATTGCAGAAAAGTTTCAAGCCTTGGCGGAGGGGAAGATAAAACGACTAATCGTAAATATGCCACCCAGACATACCAAATCAGAATTTGCTTCTTTTCTTTTCCCCGCATGGATGATGGGCCGTGATCCACGGCTCAAGATTATTCAAACCACACACACAGCAGAGTTATCTTATCGTTTCGGTCGTAAGGTTCGTAACTTAATGGAGGAGAATACTTTTCAAGATATTTTTGATGAAATAAAATTATCGCAAGATTCAAAAGCTGCAGGTAGGTGGGAGACTAATAAAGGGGGAGAGTACTTTGCTGCAGGAGTCGGTGGTGCTATTACTGGACGTGGTGCAGATTTATTAATTATTGATGATCCACATTCCGAGCAAGATGCCTTATCAGAAACGGCGATGGATTCAGCTTATGAGTGGTACACTTCTGGACCAAGACAACGTCTTCAACCAGGTGGTAAGATTGTTATTGTCATGACACGTTGGTCAACAAAAGATTTAACAGGACAGTTAATGAAATCTCAAACCCAACCTAAATCAGATCAGTGGGACGTGGTTGAGTTTCCTGCTGTCTTAGAGAATAAACCTATTTGGCCACAGTATTGGAAGATAGAAGAATTAGAGTCGGTTCAAGCGTCATTGTCCGTGGCTAAATGGAATGCACAATGGCAACAGAATCCTACATCGGAAGAAGGTTCCATTATCAAAAGAGAGTGGTGGAAGATTTGGGAAAAGAGGGAGCTCCCTAAAATCAACCACATCATACAAAGTTATGACACAGCCTTCAGTAAAAAAGAAACCGCCGATTATTCAGCGATTACAACGTGGGGCGTATTTTTATATAATGATATAACACCCAATGTAATTCTGTTGGATATGAAAAAAGGGAGGTGGGACTTCCCGGATTTAAAACGTATTGCCATGGAAGAATATAATTACTGGGAGCCAGAGACAATTATCATCGAGCAGAAGGCGAGTGGTACACCGCTCACGCATGAGCTGCGCCGTGTAGGAATTCCTGTCGTCAACTTTACACCGAGCAAAGGAAATGATAAGCATGTACGTGTTAACTCTGTTTCACCTTTATTTGAAGCAGGACAAGTATGGGCACCAAAAGAGAAATGGGCAGAAGAATTGATTGAAGAATGCGCAGCTTTCCCTTATGGTGATCATGACGATTTGGTTGATAGCATGACACAAGCGTTAATGCGTTATCGTCAAGTCGGATTAGCCGTGCATCCAGAGGATTATGAGGATCCACCGATGTTACAGCAACTACCTTCGCAGAGGGATTATTACTAATGAGTTTCAAAAAAGGATTCACGGTCAAAGGCCTTAAAAAGAAGAAAACAAAGAAGGAGAAGACGGAAGCGTCTTTTAAAAATCCAAAGGCTAAATATTATAAATTCGTGCAACCTAAAGGATTTTCTGCTATGTTGCAAAAAAAACAAAAGAAAACTTTAATTACATGAGGAAATAATGGCAGTAGAAAAACCAATTGTTGCAGGTGAAGCTATAATAGAAGAAGAATCACCAACAAGTGTTTCATTAGTCGAGGATATTGGGGCAGAAATCACGCCTACAGAAGACGGTGGTGCAATCGTTGGAAACGTTGAAGAAGAAATTGCTGTTGACTTTTCATCAAACTTAGCAGAATCTATTGATGATGACGAGCTTAACAATCTATCAAGTGAATTAAGACAATTATATGAAGATGATAAAGAGTCACGTTCGGATTGGATCGACTCGTACACAAAAGGTTTAGACCTCTTAGGGTTTAAATACAATGAACGCTCACAGCCATTTCAAGGTGCAAGTGGAGTTACACACCCACTACTGGCTGAGAGTGTTACACAATTTCAAGCACAAGCTTATAAAGAATTATTACCAGCAGGTGGTCCTGTAAAATGTAATATCGTTGGTGATGTTAACGCAGAAGTAGAAGCACAATCACAACGAGTTAAAGATTATATGAATTATATGATCACGGATCAAATGGAAGATTACGATCCTGACATGGATCAAATGTTATTTTATTTACCACTAGCAGGTTCAAGTTTTAAAAAAGTATATTATGATGCTGATTTAGGAAGACCAGTAGCAAAGTTTGTTCCTGCAGAAGATTTAGTTGTTCCGTATTTATCTACCGATTTAGATACAACAGAGAGAGTTACACATGTTGTAAAAATGTCAAAGAATGATATTCGTAAAGCTCAATACGCAGGTCTTTATAAAGATATTGATTTAGATGATCCTTACGAAGAAGAAACTTCCGTTCAAGAAAAATATAACAGTATTCAAGGTGAGAAAAAACCAAACAATACAGACACATATACTTTATTAGAAGTACATTGTGATTTAGACATAGAAGGTTTCGAAGATAGAGACGAGGAATCAGGAGAACCTACAGGTATAAAGATTCCTTATGTGGTTACTATTGATGAGGGAACAGGAAAAGTTTTATCCGTCTATCGTAACTACAAAGAGGGAGATCCTACTAAAAACAAAATTGAATATTTTGTTCATTATAAATTTTTACCGGGTCTTGGCTTTTATGGTTTTGGTCTTATTCATATGCTTGGCGGACTCAGTAGGACGGCCACGTCTGTTCTGCGTCAACTCATTGACGCTGGTACATTATCGAATTTACCCGCAGGTTTTAAAGCAAGAGGTCTTCGAATTAGAGATGATGATAGTCCAATTCAACCCGGAGAGTTTAGAGATGTTGATGCACCAAGTGGTGACTTACGAAATGGATTACTACCCCTTCCTTATAAAGGACCCGATCAAACATTATTTGCCTTATTAGGTTTTTGCGTTGATGCAGGCAGAAAGTTTGCTGCAGTAGCTGATGGAAAAATAGGAGAAGGATCTCAAGCAAATCCTGTTGGTACAACAATGGCACTGCTAGAACAAGGTTCTAAGGTTATGAGTGCAATTCATAAACGATTACACTACGCACAGAAAAAAGAATTTAGAATTTTAGGCAGAATAATGGCTGAATTCTTACCACCAGAATATCCATACATGGTAGCTGGAGGCAACAGACAAATTAAACAAACTGATTTTGATGAAAGGGTAGATATTATACCTATTTCAGATCCAACAATCTTTTCTATGTCTCAACGTATTACGTTGGCACAAACACAATTACAATTAGCACAGTCAAATCCACAGATTCATAACCAATATGAAGCATATAGACGTATGTATCAAGCGATGGGTGTGCAACAAATTGATCAAATACTACCTCCTCCCCCACAACCACAGCCAACAGATGCTGCTATGGAGAATTCAGTGATGTTATTACAAAAACCTGCCCAAGCATTTCCACAACAAGACCATATTGCTCACATAGATGCACATCGTGCCTTTATGTCGACATATTTGGTAAAGAATTCACCTCCTGTACTGTCTTTAATTCAAGCTCATATCTCTAATCACATTAGTGAACAGGCAAAAGAAGAGGTTATGGCACAAAATAAAGCAGAAATTGAACAGTTAACACAGCAATATGGGGGTCAAATACCACCAGAACTGCAACAACAATTTGAAATAGAGACAGCGAAACAAGTTTCTGTAAGAATTGCGGAGTTAACTAATGAAATGGTAGCAGAAGAACAAGAATATTTAGAAGGTATGCAAAAAGATCCACTTGTTACACTTAAAAAAGAAGAGTTAGGGCTCCGTGCAGAAGAATTAGAACTTCGTGCACAAAAAGATGGAGAGAAACAAGCTCTTGAAGAACAAAAAGCTACAGTAGGTGCAACTCAAAATCAAGAAAAGATAGATAATGCAGATAAACATGCAACTATCAGAGAGGGAATATCACTTGCAAAGTTAAGTGAATAACCTTAACTATTAGTTATGGATACTCCAACACAAATACTAGAGGATTATTTTAATGGACTACTGACAATTGTTGATTCGTCTACTAAATCACAGAATGATCAAATTTTAATGGCAGGTGCAATGATGGCTGTTGCTAAAATGCTATATCATAATAATCTTACGGAAGATGAACATAATAATATTTTACATCATAACGTAAGAGACTTGATAAATCTTATAAAACCGACTATACATTAATCATGACTACAATGACCAAAGAAGAATATAAAAAGCATTCAAAAAATACTACTGACAAAGAAAGAGAAGAGAGTCAGGCAAGAGTTGCTAAATTAGAATACGAGCAAGAAAACCCAATTGAAGTTGTAATAAAAAAGAAACCTAAAAAACCTAAAAAAACAATTAATCCAGGTAAAGGTGGTAAAGGTAATTATAAAGTTAATAAAGAAAAAGGTGGTAAAGGTAATTTTGCTGGAGGTGGTAAAGTAGTTAAAATGAAAGAAGGTGGCTTTCCAGATTTAACTGGTGATGGTAAAGTTACACAAGCAGATATTTTAAAAGGCAAAGGAGTTTTTAAAAAGGGTGGTTCAGTGAATAAGAAAAAAATTATCCGTGCTGCAAAACGTGGCTTCGGTGCAGCAAAGAGAGGTTTCTAATGAAATTTAAAAATGCAAAAATGACTATTGTAAATGCAAAAAACCCATTTCCAAAAATGAAAGTTGGTTCAGATGCAGCTATGATTTTTCCTGCTTTTGTCGTAAAAGATAATAAAGGCAGTGGTCCAAAAGGTCAGACAAGCAAAATGCAGATTAAAAAAGTAGCATTTAAAGGCGTAAAATAGTATACTTCGCTACTTTAACAAAGGAGGTTCTATGAACTTACTAAAAGATCTATGGTCACACATCAAAGAGTGGAGTGACTGGAAAATGAAGGACTGGATTAAAGCCGCTATTGTAGCGATTATTGTTCTCTGGGTTATTAGCTGGATGACAGGCGGAGCCGCATAGTGCTTAATCTTCTCGGAGGACTATTAGGTGGTAAAGGCGGAGCCTTAAAAACTATCGCTAAAGTTGTCGACGAGATTCATACATCAGAAGAGGAAAAATTAGACAAAAAGATTTTGATGCAACGCATTCAACAAAAGCTTGCAGAAAAGCAATTAGATGTTAATGCAAAGGAAGCCACCCATCGTAGCGTATTCGTTGCTGGGTGGCGACCAGCGATTGGCTGGTGCGGAGCCCTGGCGCTGTTCTTCGCCTTTATCCTATCTCCCTGTATTGATTGGTATGCAAAATTTTCAGGTATGGATATTGTCCCACCTGCCATAGAAACTGGGCCCCTTCTAGCAATTGTCACTTCAATGCTCGGCGTATCTGGCCTCCGCACCTTCGAAAAGGCAAAGGGTCTTACTAAGTAATGGGAAAAAATAAAATAAAAACTGTTAAAAAAGTTATTAAAGGTTTAAAGAAAGCATCAAAAACTCATGCCAAACAAGCAAGAACTTTACAGAAGGTAATAAGAAAAAAGTGACATACGACGAATTAGCTGGTTCCGTAAAACTATCTGAAGGCTTCAGAGATCACGTATACATAGACACGGAAGGATTTCGCACAATAGGTTGGGGTCATAAAGTAGTACACGAAGATAATTTTGAAGACGGCAAGACTTACACAAAAGAAGAACTACAAGAAGTATTCGATAAAGATTTAAACACTGCAATAGGTAAAGCTAGAACACTTATGGAAGAACATG